GCACTAAATTTAAATCGTTGCCCATCAATTTGAACGCTAAACATTTTTCCTGAGTCGGTAGTAGAAGTAATTGTCTTTTGCTCACTACTAAAATTCATTGATCTAAATTCTGGAGTTGTTGGGTATGTTCCACTCATTATACTAATGCCTCTTTTCCTTGATAATTTAATGCGTCATTAATGACATTAATAATTGTAGATCGTCTTTTAATCAAGAGATCATCAAAGCCATCAGTATCATTAGCATAAATATTTAAAGATATATTAGTTGTTCCCCCTAATTGATTGTTTGGAATAATTGTTCCTGCTTGGTCAGGCACAAAAAGCTCAGCACCCCTCTCTCCAATTATTGAGGGAACTCCAACTGGTGGTCTGCCACCTTTTTCAAATCCTCTAATTTTATTAACGATAGCCATACCCCCTGCAATCGTTGCTCCAGCTATTGCAAAATTGAATGGGGGTGGAACAGAGGCTAAAGCCTTCGCACCTGCTTCATAAACTGAAATTAATGCTTTTTTAATTGAGTCCATTTTGAAAATTGTTTTAGCTTTTTTAATAGCTGATGATACTGCCTCACCAATTAAAGCATCTACTAATGATCGGATAATCGCCTCTTTTAATGATTGCATATTTAATTTTCCAGTCATCACAAAATCTGATAAGGCTTTATTTAAAGCAGTAAATGATTTTTGTCCTGCTTCTCTAAATCGATCAAAAGTTGTTGTGCTTAAATTGTTAGTAAGACCAGCACCAAAACCATCAAAGGCATCTTCCATTCTTGATACGCCTTCAGAAACTTCTTCCTCTGTTTTTCCAAAAGAATCTTTAAATTGTTCATTTGTTGTAATACTAGCAAATACTTGCTGTTCAAATTTATTTAAAGATGCAATTATTAATGAAAAATCTACTTTGTCTGCTTGATCTTCTATTGCTTCAAAATCTAATTTTAAAACATCAACTAAATCCTCTGCTTTATCTTTTATTTCTAAAAATCCATTAACGACTTTTTCTGCAAATTCTACTGAAGCAACTGCAAAACTAAATAAAATTTTTGTAGCATTTATTCCAAATTCTTTAATGCCAGAATGAGCATCATCTGTTCCAGTTAAAACATCTCTAAAACGATCTACAACTGCTGTTAATGCTGGAGATAAATTGGCAACGACTTGATTAACTATATTAAATAATGCAGTTCTTAATCTCGCAAAACTATCATTTAAATTTTCAACTGCTTTGACTTGTACTTGGTTTAATGCACCAAATCTTTGAGACTCATCAATAAAACCTTGTAAGGCTTCCGAACCACCATCTAAAACATTAATAAGATCGGATGCTCTACCACCAAATATCTCAGTAGCTATTTTTAATTTATCAGTATCGTTCTCAACTAATTTTAAACGATCAGCCACAAGACCAAGAATGGCAACTTGATCCCCTGACAGGTCATTCGCATCGGCTTGAGTAATACCTAAATCTTGAAATGCTTTGCTAGCTTCACCAACACCTTGCTGAAAGTCTCCAAAGTTATCGGTTAGTCTTTTAACACCTTTAGCAAAAGTCTCAAATTCAACTCCACCGATTTCTGATGCTAATTTAAAAGCCTGAAGTTCTTTGACACCAATACCTAAAACATTAGATAATTTTCCAATTCGATCCGTAGCTTCAAGAGATTTTTTAGCAAGTAATCCTAAACCACCAATACCAACAGCACCTACAATCGCAGACTTGAAACTAAATAGAGATTTAGTGAGACCTTTTAAAGAACTTCCGACAGTTGCAAACGCACCTTGCGTTTTATTAACTGCCGTTATTTTAAATTTAACGTCTTTTGTCACTTCCTTTTTCTCTTTTCTTTATCTCAAGATATGCAAACCAGAGCTGAAATTCATAAAAATCCATTTGTTGGATTTCATGATAAGTTTTGTTTAAGAGTTCAGCAAGTTGAAAACAATTAAATAAAAAGTTGTCATTTAAGAGTTTTTTTTTAACTGTGCATCACCAATCTCTGATAAATAATATTGAGCTATCTCGTTTCCATATTTTTGAATGAATTGCATAGGCGTTTCATTCATCAATGTATTTTTATCTGACGCTAAGAAAACAGATGATCCATCTTCCCTTTGTAATTTCATGACACATTCAACCAAACCCTCAAATTCTTTTTTGTCATTAAAGAAAGTGAGAATTTTTTGTGCATCTTTTACAGTCAAAGGTTGGCAATAAAATTTTTCATTTCCTAACTCAGGGATAGATAACTCTAATTTATTAGAGCCTTGATATTGCTCTTTTAACTTATCTATTTCTCTCATTTATCTTATTCTACCGAACTCTTAGTCACTGCACCTGTTGCTGTAAAATTAAGCGTTCTGCCTTCGATAGAGTCCATCTCTACAGAAATATCAGATGATGTAATTAAAGCTGTACAAGTATAATAATCAGTTCCAGATGTTGCACTATTAGCAGTATAAAGATTTAAGGTGACTGTTGTTCCGTTAAGAACAGCATCTCTTAAATTTCCTTGTGCTGTATCGTCATCATCAAAGTGAACTTCAATCGTTCCTGATGCAGTTGTTTTTCCGTAAACGAAGGTCTTGGCATCGTCTCCCATGCTAGTGTCCTCAATTTGATCTCGAGAGATGGATAAGCTCCAGCTTTTCACCTCACTAACAGCAGTGGTAGACACTTTCACCTCGCCATTATTACCATAAATAGTTGCCATTTTTTTATTCCTTTCTTATGAATGACTTTCACTATCCGTTTTAGCAGTTCTATAACGAATAGTAAATTGAAGTCTTACAACACCCATCTGTATATCACCATCTGAGGATAAGTCCATTTCTGTTGATGACAGAAAAGTATCATAAGCTGTGTTATTTCTTGTTACGTCTGCACCCAAGGCATCTTCTACCTCTTGTGCAATCGTATCAAGATCATCTTCTAACGTAGAAGAATTTTTTGCATATCCATCTACTTCTAAGAGTAAATCTCTTTGAATGGACAAGAAGTCTATCTCTTCACTAGACTCAGAAATTGTATAAACATTTAAACAGGGAAGGTTGGTCTCTAAATTAGGCAGTATTCTCGTATTAAAGACATTTGATCCTGTGGTCGTTAATCCAGTCAGAGTTGTGATCACATTATCTCTAATTGTTTTTCTTTGATGTGCCATTAGCTAGCCACCCTCAAAAAGACTTCACTCATTCCTGTACCATCTTGTTGAATGGTTTGAATGTAATAAGTTGTTGAATTAATCACTGCTGTATCACCCTCTGTTAAAGAAGTAATATCTGCTGATCTGGCTAAAAATTTTGGTTGAGTAGATTGAACTCCAGCATAACCAATATCTGCTTCAATATATTCATTATCAAAAATGACTTTAATATTCGATGAAGCTCCACCACTAGGGGTAACTGTTGCTGTTACTCCAAAATCATCCGTTGATAATAATATTAACCTGTCGTCTGCTGTTTCTACTGCCATGATAATTCTTTTATATCCTTTATATTTTTAGTTGCAATCTCTTGTAATGAACCCTCACAACCATCTTCATATTCTCCATCAAGACTACACCAAGCAGAGAATAAGATCACTTTTTCTTTTGTTTTACTGTAAAGCCAACCCACAGAGACAGCAGTTGGCATCGGTTTTTTTAAACGAGTTTTTGCTTCTATCCACGAAGCATCGGAATAGCCAGAGTCAATCCAAGTTATTATCACTAGAGGAAGGTTCAATTTCTTCATCTTTGACCTCTAATTTTTTCTTGGGTTTGGAAGTCTTTAAGCCAATAGATTTATTTTGTGACTCTGATGGTAATGCTTTTCCAATCTTAATTAATTGATTGGCATTATTATCAGCAGTCTCCACAACATCATCAGCCTTATATGATTTTCCGTCTAAGCTAATATTTTCTAATAATTTTATTTTCATGTTTTTAAGTGCCAGCACCCCAAAAGGATGCTGGCTTATTTAGTTATTAATTATGCAGTCTCGTCAATGTCTAAGATTGCTGAGAAAGACTCTGGATGTCTTACTGCAATATCAACACCTTGGAAGAATACAAGTCGAACAGTCCCAGCCGAACTACCTGTATAAGGATCAACAAGTACATCAAGACCTGAGTAGAAACCTACTAATAGGTCTGCCCAGTTACCAAAGATCATCGCATGAGCTGTGGCTGATAATGTTCCTTTAGTTAAGTTTTTAGGTAAAACAGATGACTGGAATACAGAATAACCATTAAGTGCATCAGCTTGATCCATGATCATCATAGAGTCAGTTGAAGCAACCTTTGGTGTTTTTCTCATTTGATAAACAACTTCAGGTGTTACATGGTAAGCAAGATTGCCTTTTAGTGCGTTGTCTTGTGCTACTTCTTTGATTAGATCAATAGTTGCATCATAAGTAATTGCACCACCATTAGTACCAATAGCAACGTCACCGATGCCACTTGTTCCAATAATACCTGTAGGCTCGTTTGAACCACCACCTTCATAAGATACTTCGTCAATCTTTAATGCGATTTGTGAAGTCATGTCATTTCTGATGATTTGTTCAATAGATGGATCAGCATTGTTCATTAACTGTCTGCTGACATCTACGTAACCACCAAGATCACGCTGAGTCATTGTTACTTGAGAAAATGCTTGGTTAGTTTCACCAACTGCTGAATTTTCTGCAACAAAGCCAACTGTACCTTTAGTTGTTAGTTTTGGTATTTTGACATCGCCTTTAAGACCTCTAAATACTGTTGCACCAGATGCTAATACTTTCGCACCATCTCTTAATGCATCAATAAATAGATCACCTCTGTGTACGTCTGGAGTTACATGACCTCCAGCAGATGCAGTTCCTTGAGTTAGGTCTCTTTTAAAGATTTCTGTTGGAACATAAATACCTCTTGATGATTTGCCAACTTTTCTTGCGATCTCATCAGAACATTCTCTTTCTAATCTTGCATCATCCCAACGACCTGTGAGTTGTGCGTTGATCATTTTGAATAAAGAATATTCTTTCTGTTCTTTTTTAGAC